CGGACCTTACGGGTGCCGCGGAGCCGGCCGGGGTGGGCGCGTGACCGGCAAGGTGGCGGTCGGCTACATCTTCGACACGTCGGCCGGCACACACAGCTTCCGCGTCTCGCTGGACGCGGCCCGCGACTACGACGTTCGGCACGACAGCCTGATCCGCCGCATCCTGACGGAGCGCTTCGACCTGGCCGCGGGCATCGGCAACATGCGCAACCGGCTCGTGTCGAACTTCCTCGCCTGCGACGACGTGGAGTGGCTGTGGTCGATCGACGCGGACATGGGCTTCGTGCCGGACGCCTTGTACCGACTGCTCGAATCTGCGGACCCGCAGTCGCGGCCGTTCGTCGGCGGTCTGTGCTTCGGGGCACCGAAGACCGCGCCGGATGGCATGGGCGGGTTCCGGTGGCACATGGTGCCGACGATCTTCGACGTCGAGCCGGACGAGAAGGGCGTCCCGTGGTTCCGGGCGGACCTGGACTACCCACGCGACGCGCTCGTCGAGTGCGACGGGACGGGGGGCGCGTTCACGCTCATCCACCGCAGCGCGTTTGAACGGATCTCGGCCGCCGTCATGCCAGGCACGACGGAACCCGTCGGCTCGCGCTGGTACACCTGCCTGGACGACCCGACGGGCGCACCGCTCGGCGAAGACCTCAGCTTCTGCCTGCGCGCCAAGCAGGTCGGGATCCCGGTCCTCGTCGACACGCGGGTCAAGACGTCCCACGCGAAGACGGTCCATCTGTCCGAGGCGGACTACGACCGGAACCGGCCGGAGCCCGCGCCGGAGCCGGAGCCGGAGCCCTCGCCGCTGGCGGTCGACCTCGTGGTCGTCGTGCCCACGCGCGAGCGTCCGGCCTCGGCGCGCGACCTCGCCGAGGCCTTCCGGCAGACCTGCACCGCATCCACTGCGCTGCTGTTCGCCGTGGACGACAACGATCCGGAGCTCGGCGAGTACCGCGCGCTCGCCGGCGGGAACGTGTTCGTCATCGACAGCCCATCGCGCAACATGGGCGAGGCGCTGCGGGCCGGCGTGGCGATGGCGCTTGGCGGAAGTCTGGAGCCGTTCGCCGTCGGGTTCATGGGCGACGACCACCGGCCCCGCACGAAGGGCTGGGACGCGGCGTATCTCGACGCCCTACGTGATCTCGGGACGGGCATCGTCTACGGCAACGACCTGCTGCAGGGCGAGCGGCTGCCGACGCAGTGCGCGATGACGGCGGACATCGTCCGCATCCTGGGGTTCATGGCCCCGGAGAAGCTCGTGCATCTCTACTTCGACGACTTCTGGCTGCGTCTGGGCACTGCCGCGAACTGTCTCCGGTACCTGTCGGACGTTGTGGTGGAGCACGTGCACCCCTTCGCCGGCAAGGCGCCGATGGACGCCGGGTATGAGCGGGTCAACGCGCAGGGCATGTACGACCGGGACCGGGCTAGCTTCGAGGAGTACCTGTGTACCCGGTTCGGCCACGACGTCGACAGGGTCCGGATGATTGTCCCGCCACGCGAGTGGGGGCCGTTCTCGGCCGACGTGTCCACTCTGGACTTCCACCGCGATCGGGAACGGGCGCCGCACCTTGAGCAAGCCGCTCACCGGCCCCGTCTGCTCGCTGCCGCGAAGGCTATCCGCGAGCTCGGCGACGGGCTGACAGTTTCCGACCTCGGCTGCGGCGACGGCGGGCTGCTGTCACTGCTTGACGGCATGGACGCACACGGATACGACTTCCAACCCGCCAACGCAGCGGGGTGGGCCGAACGTGGCGTGAAGGCGGAGGCGCTGGACGTCTTCGGCGAGGACTGGCATCGCGTCCGCTTCGGCGACGTGTCCGTCCTTACGGAGGTCCTCGAGCACCTCGCAGATCCGCACGGCGTGCTGAAGCGTCTGCCGTCCCGGTTCGTGGTCGCTTCGTCGCCTCGGATCGAGACAGGCCAGCGTCACGCCGAAGAGCACGCGTGGGCGTGGAACGAGCCCGGCTACGCGCGCCTCTTCGCTGACGCCGGATGGAAGGTCCTCCGTCACGACATGCTCGGCTGGTCGCAGCTGATCGTCGCGGAGCGTGAGGCATGACGGAATATCGGCTGTTCTCCAAGGCTACGGTTCCGGACTTCACCACGCCGGGGTTCTTCGGGGCGCACCCCTGGGTCGCGCCCGCGCATCAGACCGGTCACGCCGAGCGGACGCAGATGACCGCAGAGCTGATCCGCGATGTCTACGGCGACGCGCAGACGCTTTCGGATCTCGGATGCGGAGACGGCGCTCTCCTCGCGGCGATCCGNGAGACCTGCCGCTACGGACGTGGGGGTATGACGCCGGCCGTGCCAATGTTGCCCAGGCGCAGGCCGCGGGGCTGGACGTGCGGCTGGCCGACTTCCTCAGCGCGCCGGTTGAATTCGGCGACCTGATCGTCATGTCCGAGGTCCTCGAACATCTCGTTGATCCGCACGGCTGGCTAGTGACGTTGCCGGCATGCACGCTTGTTGCATCCACGCCGTCGTCGGAAACGGACCAGTGGCACTACATCCATCACGCGTGGGCGTGGGACGAGGCCGGGTTCGCGCAGATGATCGCCGATGTCGGTTTCAGAGTTCTGGACCAGCGGACCGTTTTCGGTGGGATCAATGAGCATGACGGTCCCGGCGAGCAGTGGTTCCAAGCGATCGCGGCAGTAAAGCCGTGAACCGCGCGGTCGTGACGGGATCGAAAGGCTTCGTCGGCCGGCACGTCTCGGCCGAACTGCTGCGCCGCGGCTGGGACGTCGAAGGCTGGGACCTCGTCGACGGCCGCGACGCGCACCGGCTCTTCACCGTCATGGATCCGACCTACGACCTGATCGTCCACTGTGCCGCGACCGCGCCCCACCGGGCGGCGATCGACGGGCAGGCCATGAACCTGGCCCACGACCTGCACCTCGACGCGGCCATGTTCGAGTGGGCCGTGAAGACGAACACGCGGGTGCTGTACCTGTCGTCCAGCGCGGCGTACCCGGTGAACCTGCAGCGCAGGCACATCCGGCGGCTGCTGCGGGAGTCCGATATCGACCTGACGGACTGCTCCGAGCCGGACTCGAACTACGGCTGGGCGAAGCTGACCGGCGAGCGCATGGCCAGGGCGGCGGGTCAGCACGTCCCCGTCCACGTCGTCCGCCCGGCGTCCGGGTACGGCGAGGACCAGGACGAGCGGTTCCCGTTCGGTGCCTTCGTCGCACGGGCGAAGCGGCGCGAGCATCCGTTCGTCATCTGGGGCGACGGCACGCAGGTCCGGGACTGGATCCACATCGACGACGTGGTCGGCGCAATGCTCGCGGTGGTCGACAACGACGTACGCGAGCCGGTGAACATCTCAACTGGCGTCGGTGCGTCGATGCTCGATCTAGTCGGGCTCATCACTACGGCAGTCGGCTACGCGCCGGAGGTCGAGCTGCGGTTGGACAAGCCGGTCGGCGTGCATCATCGCGTGCTGGACGCGTCGAAGCTGAACCGGTGGTACACGCCGAAGATCTCGCTGACCGAGGGAGTCGAGAGGGCGGTGCGAGCGTGATGGCAAAGAAGAGTGAGCTCCACGACGGCGAGCAGTGGGTCGACGTCACCGAGAGCGTGGCCAGCCCGGCGACCGTCTTCCGCGGCGCCGCGGCCGAGGCGGGCGTGTCCCTTCGCCACCTGAGCGCGGCCGACGCGCTGACGCAGCTGCGGGGCGCGCGAGAGGGCGGATTTGTGGCGCTCGTTGATGCTCCGGTCGGTCGCCCCGTGGATCAGGTCGTGGTCGACGACCACGCGTACTCCGGCGAACAGGTCGGCTCTGCATGGCACTTCGCTCCGGGTGCGCTGGAGATGGCCTGCCGGGTCGCCGGATGGTCGACGGTGGAATGGCTGTCCACCGAGCCGGCGAAGCTCCGGCTGTCCTAGTTCAAGCTGGCCTGCATTCCGCCGGCCCAAATGCAAGTTTCGCGCCCCAAACTTGAATTGCGGGGGTGGCGGTGACGACTCAGGCCGACATTCGCCGTCGCGTGCGCGTGTGGGAGATCCTGCGCGCGACCGGCCCGTGGTCAAGACACCCGCACCCGGGCCAGAAGTTCCTTCACGGCTGGCTGCCCGTCGGTCCCCTCGGTGACGCGGTGCGGAAGTGGCACCGCGACCCCGTGGGAATACGGAAGCTCATCGCCGCAGTCGACTCGGGTGACAGGTCGCATGCGCGACTGGCTGGCGGGCTGCATGGCCATACTGAACTGATCGAGCACAACAACGGCACTCAGACCGTCCACAAGATCATGACGGACGCCGGAGACACGATGGGCCCCGGATTCGGCCCGAAGCGCCAAGCGGACGCGGAGCAGTTGATCGGCCTCATGGGGCAGCGCCTCGGCGCACCCGTTCCGCGCGTCCTGCGCTACGACGACGATGAGGTCTTCATGGACGTCGTGCCCGGCGAGCGCGCAGACCGCGCCGCGGCGGCGCAGGGGATCAAGGTCAATGAGCTCGCGGCGCAGCACGGCGGCACCGTTGCCGCGGCGCGGCTGGCGACGCTCGACATCCTGGCCGGGAACTGGGACCGGGGCAACGAAACGAACTGGAACGTGGACGACAACGGGATCGTGTGGGGCTACGACCACGCGCTGTCGTTCTGGGACGGCGACGGCACCACGGCGGCGGCCCCGCCCGAGGCGGCCGGACCGTTCGCGGCGATGTGGTTCCTGCACTTCGACCCGAGCAAGCAGCGCCATGGCTGGGGCGGGTTCGACTGGGCGGACAACCCGCTCACGCCCGCAGACATCGCGTGGCTGCGCCAGCGGCTGACGGCGTTGCAGCCTGACTTCGAGGCGCTCGGCAGGCATGATTGGTGGCAGTTCGCCATGACCCGCCTGGGCACGATCGCCGCGCACGCCAGGGGAACGCAGGGAGTCTTCACATGAGCCAGGAACCGGCACGCATCGACGTCGCGACGCTGGCGCGTCCGCTCAATCCGGGTACCGATCCCAGCGACGCCCTCGCCGAGGTACGGGCGGCCAGCGGGCAGTTCCAGCGCTTCCTGCGCGGTCGGCTGCCCGCCCTCTATCGTGCCCGCAAAGCGCGCGGTTAGCGTGGCCCTCCATGCCGTGGCCCAACGCGCCCGCGATGTGCGGGCGCAGCAGAACCGCCGGCTCGGAGAGTTCAGATGAAGCCCAAGAAGCTGACCAAGGACGAGCACCTTGAGGCGGTGCTGCGCGGTGAGTACGCGGCACGCGCGGGCTTCAGCATCTATGCCAACCCGTATGACGAGCAGCGGCAGCGGGAACAGTGGAACGTCTGGCG